TTACGGTTTTATGTATACTGTATCATCGCCGTATTTAACAGACAATGCCACTTTCCTATCTAGTTTTCTCTTTATCAATTCTTCTGTAAACTTCCACCTTACTGTATCTCTCCACACTTTATGCATATTTCTATATATTTCCTTTTCTTCATCAACCATTAAATCAACAAATTGCACTGTACTAGGTTGCGTTTGTAACGCCTTTTCAATCATTCTGTGGGTATCAATTCCATGCACCATGCTACCACCTCGATTAAATAATAGCACAAAAAAAGACGGACACGAATGTCCGTCAAAAAATTATTGTATACTTCCCCACAATGGACCGACTTTATTAGTCTTTTTATCCCATGTTCTAATAGGCATATATACTTCATATCCACTATTTGTCATCCAACTAATCCACTCATACCCATCGTATCTTTGCATTTCAGAATAAATGATTGTTTGCCCTTTTTTTAGCACCCCAGCTTGTGGATATTGGCGTCCAGGACCAGTACGACGAGTAATGATACCTTGTGGAACTTGACATGTGAATGTACCATGTGCTTTTTTCCAGAGAATGCCATATTTATTTTTGTTCCAACCGCTAGGTTTACTTACTGGTTTCACCTTTTTAGCACTACCTAATCCAGTTTTAATTGCACCACCATTGATAGCTTCTGCAATATTTTTACAATATTCATCAATATTGTAAATAATGATATTCATATCATTTTTGTTAGTGATGAATCCTAGTTCCACTAATCGATAATTTATACCTATTTGTTTTGCTACATTACAATTGAGTAAGTTTGAACGTCCTGTAATACCTCTGATTGTACCTACATGTTTTTCAATTGCTTTTTGTATACCTAAATCAATACTATCTGCTTTTAATCCATAAGGTACAATGACATGACCACCACTTGCAGATGCACCTGCTGCATCAAGATGGAATTCAACCACAATATCATACCCTTGATTTCGTACCCAATACAAACCATAGTCTTTGGTATTACCTAGATTTTGACCGTACGCTGTATCTTGATACATATCTTGCGATTGGTCATTGCCACCATATAAAGCAACTTCATGCCCTTCTTGCTCAAGATACTTTTTAACACGTTTCGTTACATTAGCACGGATAAAATCACGCTCGTTATACCCGTTTGCTACTGCTCCAGGATCATTGTAACCATGACCCGCTACAAGCATAATTTTACGCTTTCTTTTAGACGTTTTAGTTACTGTTTCATTTTTAATTGAACCATTACTTGATGCACTACCATCAACTGCAGGTACAATAAAGTGTGTAAGTCCTGTATAATCATCCCAACGTAATTTAGCAGGTGTATTTGCATTACCATCATAATTTTGCTCTAAAATTTGGAAACGTTCTGTATTACCACCGTTATACACAATACCAATGTGACCAAATTTCGAGTAAACGCCTTTGGTATAAACGGCTATCCAACCTTTTTTAGGAACGGTACTACGTTCATTACGAACAATTTTCCACCCTTCAGGCAATTGGTTGTCTATCGCATCTTTAGCATTACCCCAAAGACGAGTCTTACCATTAGTTAATTTATAAACGTAATCAACGGCAAGGTCCATACACTGAAACGCATAATATCCGTCAAAGTCAATATATTTACCAATATAATTTTCAATGATTTTATTGATTTGAGCTTGTGTTTTCGCCATTATTAATCGCCCCTTCCACTGTTTCATCAGTGTCTAACATGACACCTGAATTATTTATGTCAGGATTATATATGTTTGATATTCTGTCGTTATCTTCCACATCACGTAAACCTTCTTCATGTTCAACTTCTTCTGCCAATTCATCAGGGTATTGTTCAGGTTCATAATCTATTACGTTACTCTGCCATTCCACTTGCTCATCTTCATTTTTACTATCACGCGGCTTTTGATACGTCTGTACGATACCCGTATCAGATACGCCTTTAGTCGTTGGGTCAGTGATAATACCTAATCCTGCTAGTAACGTTAAGATTGCACCTATAATCCCACCTACTTGTTCTAATTGTGTGGATAAATCTATTCCGAATAACTCTGTGACTTGTTTTACAAACAATAAAACAGCACCTACCAAACCAGTAAGCACCGCTTTGTTTTGAAACCGTAATTTCCAGTTTATATTCATTTAATTCATCTCCTCATAATAAAAACGCCTAACAATTATTGTCAGACGTTTCATTATCTTTGTTTTGTATTTGTACGATTAATCCACTTGTAGATTAACTTGTCCGTTCATTTTCCGAAGCCTCTAACTCTTTAATTCGGTTTTCCATTGATTCTATTTTAACCAATAATTCTTGAATTGCCCTTAGCGACCACGTTGTCATCTCATACTGATCGACACCGTCTTCTACGACCCATTCTTTCGGTGTTTCTCTTTCTATAATTACACCGTGATGCCTCTTTTTATTCGGGATGTCTTTTTCAGATATCAAATCATACTCATAAAGTTTAGTGTTTTTAATCTTTTGAAGAACATTGTCATTCCATTCAACAATGTTTTCTTTGTACTTTTCAGAAGATGTCCAGATGCCTTGCGAAGCTTTAACTGCTAAAAACGAATCTGTAGTGTTACGTTGCGTCACACATAATGCGCCACCTGGTGCTGGTCTTACATACATGTTGCTAGCGTTAGTATTTGCTGAAACGTCTAGGAATGTACCTAAAAATCCATTAGCTCTGATGTTTTTATAAGATGATGTAGAACCACTTGCGGTAACGCGCACCTCTTCGTTTGCTCGCAAATACAAATTGCTAGATGCTGTGTTAGTATTATTTTGAACAAAGTCAGCATAAATACCATTGGCCACTAAATCTTTAAAAGAGTTATCGTCTGATGGAGATACCACCCTTACATTATTATCAGTCCCTAAAAATAAATTGGTAGAGCCGTCCGACCTTCTCATAGCCAGAGTGCCATCTTTAACATTTACTGATGTTTGATTGTCATTAGATTTTATTGTCTTTGCTGAAATGTCTAAAGAATTAAGTTTGTCAATTGTAGCTTTGTTGCTGAATAATTTGTCTATATAGCTATCTTGAATGGTAGTACGACCATTTTTTACCGTTACATCACCTTCATTAATTTCAAAGGTACTTGGATCAAAATCGAGACCTTTTGGACCTTGAGGACCAGGCGGTCCTTGAATGCCTTGTTCACCCTTAGGACCTGTATCTCCAGTTAAACCACGTTCTCCGGTATCCCCTTTTAATCCTTGTGGGCCAGGAGGACCTTGTTCTCCCTTGGGGCCTTCATCTCCTTGAATGCCTTGTAATCCTTGTGGACCAGTTTCTCCAGTATCTCCCTTAGCACCCTTAAATAAATCAGGATTGCTATTTAAATGCTCGATGACATCAGTGTTTAGGCGGGATTCGAAGTCGTCGCCTAGTAGTTGAATTGCGTTCTCTTTGATGATGCGACGGACAGTATCGTCTACTAATGTTACAGACACTTCTTTGGTTACAACAGAATCAATTCCACTATCACTTATATTGAAGTGAAAAGTAACTACATGAATGGAATTAGCATCGTCTGTTAAGAATAACTTACCAGTTACCTTACCAACATGCTTAATCACGTCTTTACTTATATTATATTGAATCAATCCGTTTACTTGTGAAACAATCTCTACTGATTCATTAGCAAATATCGAACCATCTTCACAGAATAAATCTAATTTAGGTTTTAACGTCGTTTTGCTTAGGTCTAAAACTGAACCTTTCCAATTAATACTTATCCGTATAGAGGCAGTACCTAAATCTTTGGTATAAAAATTGGCGTCAATATTCCCTATATCGACGCCTTGCTCATTGATTTCCGCTTTAATATCTTTATTTTTATAAATCACTTAACCACCTCATCTGTATTGATCTCTTACGTAGTACATACCTTTTAATCCAATTTGATTGTATAACTTAGCTATAGTCGTAGCTTGATGTTGACACCATTCAATAGCTGTAGCGTATTGGTGTGTTGCAGGGGCTTTTGGATTCCATCTAATTCTATATAAAGTGTTTTGACCTTGGTTTATATAACCCTCTCTAACAAACTTTGCACCGCCAATAATACCTTTTGCCGGAGATGTCCAACCTCTATTACGTGCGAAGGTAATAGCGTTATTTGGATTGTTATCAAAAGCGCCAATCCCGAAGTAGTTATAAATTCCATAACGCCCACTAGCAAAGTTAGATTTTCCATACCCACTTTCTAAAAATGCATGGGCAATTAAATATATTTCATTCAAGTTATACTGCTTACATGCGCTTGCAAATGCTTTACCTTGATTGTGTAACGTACCCTTACCATTTAATATTTGATTTAATTTTGCGACCGGCACCCCTTGATACTTACCTAAATCGAGCATTTGGTACCTTTGTGTTGTATTATTCCAAATTTTATTTGGATTCATCGCATTACTCGTTTGACTACGCGATGCACGTACCCACCCCCAACTTACCGACAACATAGGTTGTCCTCTCGCCATTTGTGCATTAAGAGCTTGCTTAAATGTGTATGGGCTTTTTTGTATAATGATTTTGGGTTTGTTTACTATTTGTGTAGTATGCTTAACTTCTTTTTTGTCAGTCGTATCAATCTTAGTGACAACTTTTTCATTTTTTAATTTAATTTTTTTAGTAGTAACAATATCTTTTGGTTTATCAGTTAATATTTTATCTTTTTCAACATAAAGTTGTAATACTGCTTTTACTAATTTTTGTATCTCTTTTTGCGTTGGTTTACCATCTTTTATTAGGTCGAAATTTACATGTTCTTTTAATGATCGCCAAATAATATCATCTATTTTTATGTTGCTTTCTTTGATTTTTAATTTTTGTTCATACATTACATTTACACCGAATACAATCGCTACAACTTCATTTATAATAAAGTCATTTTTTACATCATTTAAATCTCCACACACTTCTATAACAACGTTATTCTCATCTCCAGGTTTTTCATACTCTATTGGTCTAGGCGCCCAAATGTGATGTCTGTCAATGTAAAAGTGCGAATAATCTTTAGTCTTAATGTATTCGTTTCTATCATTATAAAGCTGAACTACAGACCTCATATGGTTAGCGTTTTTAACAGTTATCCCTTTCAGCTTACCTTCACGTTTCTTTCCAGTGACGACTGTATGATAAATTCTATCTTGTTTATAATCTTCTATATCATAGGTGGTGTATTTTACTTTTTTAATAGTACGATATTTAGGTTTAGTATCTTCTGTAGAAGGATTAGTTACGTTTTCTCTTAAAGGCTCTTTAGTAGGGGAGGTGGTTGCGCTAACAGGTTTACTAACAGTTGTTACAGGTTTCGCTTCTTTTTTGTAAGGGGGTCTCACAAAGCAAGAAATACCGTAATAGCTATGTTTTATTAAAGAAGGTGGACTTCCTGACCAGTTTGCTGTATACCAATTTTGATCAACACTTGTAAAATAATTTTTGTTACTAGGACCAACTACAATAGCAACGTGTCCTACACCGTTATTAAACGACCCTGTCCCCCATACCGCAAAGTCTCCTGGTTTTGGAACAAAAGATGCTGTGTTCCTAAATCTTTTAAATCCAGTAGGTAGCCTGTTGTACCCCCAAGCAATTGCATTGCCAGGTGGCCAATAATTCCAATATTTAATTGTAATATATGCAGGTAAATCCCAGCATTGCCCGCCGTATCGTCCATCCACATCGATAGTACGTTTCACCCTCGCTATTTCCCTTGCCCAATTCTCAACTTGCTTAGCTGTAGGCTTTGTCGCCATGACATCAACTCGCTTTCATAATAAAAAGCCGACGCAAAAGCGTCGACTGATTATCTAAAAAAAATTTGTATTAATACTGGAACTGCACCGCCGGCACCTAATGACGCTATAAGAATTCGACTAAGTAATTTATTTCTTGATAGCACTTCTTCATTTTCGGCATTTTTAATGACTTCAAAATCTTTTGTTAAGTCATCTGTTTTTTTAGCATACTCGAGCAATACTCCATTGACTTCTTGCAAATCTTTACGTATACCTTGCATATGTTCGTTCAAAGGTTTTTGTGATTCGATAAAAGTCATAATAGTTAATTTTAAATCATAATGATTTTTATCGTGTTTATCATCGACATTATGAATCATCTTGTGTATTTCGTTTTTTTCTCTTTCTCTTTTTGTTTCATCCTTAAGGTAATCTGTTACTTTTAAAAATTCAGTCATTTTGCGTCCTTCTTCATAAACCTTAATATTTTAAACGTTTTATAAGTTATACAACCGCAAACAATTGCAAAGGCAAAATTGGTTAAAGGTGTTAATATATTTAGACCGTTGTTGAAGCCAGCAACAGAAAAGAGATAGTAGAAAGGGGTAGCAATTAAATACCCCCAAAACGTAACACGATGATAATTACGGTTGGTTTGGTAATACGGGGTTAAAAAACCCGAAATGATTAGTATGATACCGGCAAACATAAATGGTAACCCCCAAAAAGACAGTGGGAGTACACTATGCATCGCATTATACAAATCACTTTCACTACTAGCTTGACTAGCGTTAAACACCCAATAACTACCCCGTACCAAACTGACAAATCCAAAACCTAGACGCCACATGATAGATTCTGATTGAAAAAAATCTAGTCCATTTTTGTCTTGCAAAACGACCACCTACTTTTATGCGTATTCTACTCCGGTTATACTAAAATATTCTTCTGAAGTTATCCATTTCGCTTTAACAAAAACAGCGAATTGTGTATTAGTATAATGTCCTTTGTCATACAAATATTTCAAATTGTTATACCACATCATTATCATCTCCTAATTCAGCATTTTTTAGCAATAACATGGCTATAGTATCTTCGAGAGAATCAATTTTTAACTCTTGTTCAGCAACTTTTTGAGTTAGACTCAAAATAACTTCGTCATTAGAAGTAATAGGTATAACTTCTTTTTCTTCTTCAACGGATCTCAAAAATTCTGATTCATCACTGCCATGCCATGTATCGTTTTCCGAGTCGTAATAAAATGGTCTATAAATACCGTTTGGTGGCGGTGTTTTAGTCACATCTGAAGGTAAATTATTTAAATCTTCTATATTCATGACTAAATAAGGTGTACCCTCGTACCCATAATACATTTCGACCATTTATTCCACCTCCTCATTAGGTTGATCTAATACTTCTCCATAATCTGGTAGAACATCAGACAACGAAGCGTCAGACAATTCATCATCGATTAATAATTCATCTCCATCTGCATCGATAGTAATATTGTCAATAGAATCATTCTCGATAGCGATGTTTAAATCCTCTGGCGATTCCCCTTCTATATACGTCGGTGCTTGTGCATCGAAGTATTCGTTGTCAATAATCCACTCATATTCCCCAATTGCATATCCTTCAGGTTGCCAACTTGATTTATCATTAGCGTTAACATAAACAAGAATGTTACCTTCAATGTCTATCGTAAATGTGATTGGAAATTGTGATAAACCAGTTCTCAAAAGGCCGGTTTGTGCTTTAGGTACCATTTTTGCAGGTATACGTCCTACAATCGTTCTGTCAGTAATGTTCGTTATATTAAATCGTATATAACCATAAGTGACACCAAATATTTTAATAATTCTGTATTGATTTTTAAACAAACTACCTTCACCCGTTGTCATTGAACGATCAATGGTACCGTTTTCTAACTGCCAATCAATCCAACCTGTATCATTAAAGACTTCTTGATTGTCAGGGTATGAATATACTTTCTTCCAACCTTTGAATCTTCCGTCTGTATCAACGGTTGTTCTATACTCAGTATTGTCACTCACTTTAACTAAATTGATTTTTTTCCTTCCGCTACTCCCTTCATATACGCTTATGTTGGCAACATAAGGGAGGGAACTTCCAACATTAGGTGCGTTAACACTTCTATAATCACTAGGAATAATACAGTCGTAAACACCTGCTTTAAGCGTTAGTATGTCTGTATATTCTCCGTTACCTAGTGTGCCGATGGTTTTTGCTTTATTTTTACTTTCTTCTGTTGATAACTGTTGCCAACCGCTCCACACTCCGTTGTCTTTACTTTTAATAAACACATTATTTTGCCCATTCGGTTTAAACGTCAGTCTCTTGTAGTTTGTTGTAACTACTTCTTGAAATAGCGTCCCATTGGCTACACCCGGATGATTGATGGCATTAGAAACATAAAGCATTTGTGTTTTATCACCTAATATCGTATCAGGGCTATTGAAATCTAAGTTCGAAATTTGTGGCAATGTACCATTATCATTAGTCAATTTAGACTTTTGCCATTGACTTGTGGAAGTAGGTGTTAGTGCTTGCACATTTTGAACAGCTTGAGAAGAAGTTTGATTGATTTCGTTGATGTAGTTTTCTTTTTGAGAAGATAGCTCGTTCAAAGCACTTTGTTTTAAATTGTTTAATTGGTCTGTAGCAACAGCTTTAGCGTTATTAATTTGGCTTAAACCATCATTTAGCACGGATTTAATTTGGTTAACTGTACGTTCTCCATTGGTTAATCGTTCTTTAATTTCATCAATAGTTACTTGTACGTTTTTTTGTAATTCGGCAAAAGTACGAATAATTTTCACTTTATCAATAACAGGTATTGTGTTGATAACTGCATCTTCAATCACAAAGTTAAAATCGACCTCGGTTATTACATCTTCTGTACCTCTGACGTTAATATATAACTGACCTCTTACCTCTCCTGGTTTTGCTAAAAAATCATCAGGGATAGTATATGCTACCACGCCGTTTAAAGGGTCGATATATTCTAAATCATCAACAACATAATGCTCATCATTTGTTTTTAAAATAATGAACGAATGAGTATTTTTACCGCTAATTTCTAGTGGAAAGTTGTTACGTGTGATGTGAAAAACTAATTGTGCCGTGCCTGTATCTGTATTGTAAAATTTCAACTTAGTATCAATTGGATTTTGGTAATGTGCAGTTGTTTCTAGTTTAATATTACCTAATTTGTTATACATAATATGCTCCCTTCATTACATTTCGAACCATTGAGACCAACCATCTTTTTTTGTGTAAGTACGTCGTTTACCTTTAACAGATGAAGATCTAATGAAAGGTACTGCTATTTGGAATGCTGAACTAGCGTCAGAAAACTTTCTAGCACCAATATTTTTGTGCGTGACTAAAGCACTCGAAATATTTGGGTATGGTGACCCTTTAGCATTGCTCAAGACTTGGTAATCGCCACCATATTGAATATTGTTGGCATCTGAAACTGGTTCAGGGTTGCTGTAATGACGTCCTAGCATTCTGTCATTATGCCAAATCATCTCCTTATCTGCTACAAAGTGAGATTTTTTATCTTTATAGTTATAGAAAGCTAATCTAGTATCTAAATAAAGTTTGGTCATCGGATTATCATTGCTATCTTTTAACACAATGCCTGCATATCCTTTTTCACCGTTATTTAAAATCAATTCTTTATTGTTAATAGAGTTGATATTCATATACAATCCGTACAAGAATAAAAAATCTTGTCTTACTTCTCCAATTGCATCATGAATAAGCTGTATGTCTGTATCCCTTGGCTGCTTTTTCTCTTTACCGACGTATAAGTAATCTAGTGTTTTACGTTCTGATTTATTATTGTTATCTGTAACTTTGTTTAAGCGTCTACCACGTAAAACAGACGAGGTAGAACCGCCACCATCCATATTGTAGGCAAAGACAATTTTTTTATCCCCCGTCCCGTAATGCTCACGTAAAACTTGAATAACTTCTGGCAAAGTCATGCCCTTTTGGTAAAGGCCTTGAGCTTTGACTCTTCCGTCGCAACTAAAAAACACCAAGTCTTTATTTGCTAGTTGGCAAATAACTTGGCGAGGATGAGATTCTTCTGAATTTTTATCGTAATCTCCAGAATTATATACAGTTTTACTGTCTACAATTAGTGGTCCGAATCCACTTACGGTATTGTTATAACCTTTTTCTTTAATTGAGGTTGCGCTCACAGTAGGATGGAATGCAGCAAGCGTGTTGTCGTCTGCAATACCTAATGTCCATCTGTTTTTTAACGGTTCGTAATCTTTAACTGAATCTAATATTTCTCCTTCATAAATTTGTTGACCATGTAACATAACACGTGAGCCACTTCCAGTTGAGGCGTTTGATACGTATGTTGCTCCAGATTTTTTTGCAAATTCGGTTGCTGTTATTGGTCTTGGATGACTTTTATCATCGCCAATAATTCCTCGTTTTAACTTAATAAGGTTTCCTTCCTTATCTTTGTGAGGAATATGAACAAGTTTGTAAGATGTGTCAAATTTACGACCACTTGTATAAGTTATTTCATCGTAATAAGCCGATTCTTCAATTTCTTCTTCGTGCTTTTTTGTTAAATTTTCTGCAAATTTAGCGATTTTATCAATCTTTGTTAAATCATAGTGTAACCTTTGTTCTAAAGTTTCAAAACTTTTACCATCAATTGAAGCGCGCGAATCACTTAATTCTGCATTATCCCCAATTCTACCTACAACTTGATTATCAATACGCTTATTAATATAATCCATCGACTGATCTAAACGTACAGAATCATGTCTAATTTGCTTGGAATCGTGAGATGTATCTTCCGTGTTTTGGTGTTTATCTATAATTTTGTATATAGAATTAATCGCATCTTCTAAAATTGTGTAATTCGATTCATTTTGCTTTACAAAATTATCACCAAAAATATCGTTAAGATATTTAATTAATCTGATATTTTTCATTAAGTCGTCGACTCCTTGACTGTTAATTTACCATCAATAACGGTTAAAATATATTCCTTCTTATCATTACCAACGATCTTTATAGAGTCATACTCTATTTGGTTTAATTTCTTTTTTTCCTCCGGATTTATAGCGCCTCTATTATCTTCCGTCGCCAGTGGCAATGCATGAGAAAGCACTCCAGTACCGTTAATAACATCTGTAAATGTATTACCGTCCGCGCTAGCAGTAAGCTTACCTTCACCAAAAGTGACGTATCCTTCGTTGTTTGACGTTTTTATACCTTTTTCTGAATAACTTATAGATTTAGAGGATTTTGCAACTTCCGTAGTAACAGTGTTAGCTACATTCACTTTATTTGTAATTGTGCGTATAGTTTTTATGGCACTATTATCGCCACCTAAACCACTTGCCATATTGGCAGCTTGGTTGACTTTCTTTTGATAACGTTCAGCTCTTTTCGCGTCACCTAATAATACGTCTTGTTTTAGAATTTTGTTATTTATATCCCGTTTCGTTTTAACTTCAATAATCCTAGCATCTTCGTGTATAGCAAGCTCTCTGCTGTGTATAGGTATCACATCACCAATTTTTGCTATAGCTTCCGGGAAAATTGTTTTTAAAACTAGAAAATCTAATGTGATAGAGGTTTTGAAACTGGAGTTGATCTCCGATTCGAGATAACGTTTCATTGTATCTTCTTCAGTTATCTTTTGGTTAATGATAGGGTCAGCTTCACGTATACCTACAACATCTGCAAGTGGATGTATATATTCCATTTGTAACGCAGCTTCTCTAAAATCGTCATTTTCCTCAAAGTTGCCATACCCCCGAATATACGTACGCAACTCACTTGCATCTTCTTCGATTTTAATTGCGTTAGCATTTAAGTCGGAAGAAATATAGTAAGGTGCTTTGTTTTCGAAATATGACGATAAAAAGAAAGTGTTTGTTTTAGATTCAAAATTGTATTCAAGTCCATAACGTTCCAAACCTTTTTGAAACATTTCGAACACTGTGTCGCCATCACCTGCATTTTCCCAATGTAATGCGTTAGTTTTAACAAGTAACTTATATTTATAATTCGTTTTATTGAAAATAGCATCGAAATACGTTGCTGCTGTAAAAGAACCGGTATAATTTTCATACACACGCTTTATCTTTAAATCATCAATTTCTTTTTGAACCGCAATTATTTTAACTGCTTGTTTCTTTCCTCTCATACTTCTGTCAATCATAGTAATACGATATTCTCGCTCATCATTATCACCCGCAACTTTGGTAACCGTCCACATCTTGCCGATGCTAGATATTACATCGTAATTATTATCATTTTCAATAATCTCAAATTCTAAACTACCATCAGCGTTTAACTTTTCGGTAAGGGTAGTGCTTACGTTCAAAGGGAACCCTTTACCCACATGGTTTTTTATTAAAATAGGCATTTCAACAACTCACTTGTAATAAAATTTAAGATCAAATTCGATAGATTTAACTGTCTGGTTGATTGTAAAATCGTTTTTTCCTGGAGAATATACCGGACGTGCAAGCGTTGTGTATTCATTAATAGGATTATCATTTTTATAAGTCTGGATGCCATCATACTTAATAACATCACCTTCAGTTAGCTGTATACCTTCAATTTTCATCAATTCAGATTTAGAGAGACTCCATATAAATTCTTTAGTGGCTTCTCCTATTACTATTGTTACAATTGAATGCATATCAAATTGATTGTGCATTGTGTTGCCGTAATAATAGATAGACCCTTTATTAACTTTTTCAAAGGTGTATTGTCTGTTGGCGTTTTTTTCAAAAGGTATATTCATATTTGCTGACCATAAAGAAGAAGTCATATTTTTTTCTAAATCTAAACTTGTGCCAATACTTTCAAAAAATGGAATCCCAAAACTTTCAAAATTAACTTCAACTTCTCCTGTAGTTAAATTGGTATCGAAATCCCCGATACTTAGTAAAACTAACGGTATTTGTAACCCATCTGCATAATCTAGTGGAATTATATAATCAGGCTCCCCAAAACTTTGAAAAGGAATTTCTATTTGTGAAGGGACTAATTCCCTAACATAAATAACGCCACTAAACAACTGGTTTAGTAGCGTCCTTAAATGTATGGCGTGTGCTATTTTTTCTACATCATACTCAATCACTAAGCTTGCTTTTCTAAGTGTTTGTTTAATATCTGTAACATAACGACCACTCAACATATCTTTAGTTTCATAATCAAATTCTCTGTCTATGTCACTTATATTAAAACTTTTTACTTTCAATCTTTTCAAAGTAATAGGATTATCACTCAATTTATAAGTTTTATTATCTTTCATTATTTCAATATCTCTATAAATCAAGTGTTATCACCCCACTTTCTATGTGTAATATTCTTTAGCGTCCTTATCTTTAATTACAGAATGAATGTAATCTAAGTCGCCTTCATTACGTACTTCTATATTTACAATAGGTCTATTATTTTCTTGCAATGAATGACGTACATCGTCGGTTATAAATCCATTCAAATCACTAGCGACCGAACTATTAAGTCCACTTAAATCGATTGTCGGTACTAAATTAGCATCAAACGCACTTAACATTTGATTAGAAACATTCTTCACAGCGTCTACCGCTTTGTAAGCGTGATCAGCTATACCGATTCCTAATCCTTGTGATACGAATTGCCCGATACCTTTAAATACTTTAGAAGGGGAATGTATTCCTAATACGCTTTTAGCAGCACTAACAGCGCGTTCTGCTACACCTCTAGCTGCATCAACAACCCAACCAATGCCTGCACTAATACCATTAGCTAAACCTTCCATTAGATATTGTCCAACTTCAGAAAAATTGCCGAAGAAGTTACGGATTGTGTCAACTGCATCTTGCATTCCTTTTCTACAAGACTCGACGACGTCCCAAAACTTCTGAACTACCGCATTCCAAAAGTTATGCATCGCTTGTCTTATAGACTCAACCCATTGACTACCACCTGAAACTATTCTGTTGTAAGCTTCGGACATTTTAGAACCAATTGTAGCAACCGTTTCGCTGAACCAAGTTGAAACGGAATTCCAAATTTGTGTTACGTATTTAGTGGTGTTAGACCAAATTTCAGACCAACTAGACACTGTATTACCAGTAATCCTACTATATGTGTCAAATAAGAATTGTTCGATTTGAGACCAAATTGATTGGATACCTGACCAAATAGTTTGGCCAACATTCGAAATTGTTGTTTGTAAGGTTAACCATGCTCCTGAAAAGTCGCCAGATAAAAACTGAATAAATGCTGTGAAAAGACCAACTACTAATTGGATTGCCACAGAAATAATAGTACCTATTGCAGTAAAGACTACTGAAACTATAGTCCACAAACCACCAAATACAGTGATAAGTGTATTTATAGCGGTCACAAAAACGACGCCTAAAAATTGTTGGGCGAATTGCCCTATTTGCTGAAGGATTGGCATTATTGGTTGTAATGTTTCATTCACTTTTGTAAATAAATCGGTCAACCACTGCTTTATGCCTTCGATGGCGTTTGCTATTCCGTCCCTTAGCATATTCCAGGCATTTATAACTGCCGTCCTAAAACCTTCATTCGTTTTCCACAACCAAATAATAGCGCCGACTAAAGCTGTTATAACACCTATCGCTATCAACACAGGTGCAGATATTCCAGCTAACGCTCCACCTAATAATGGCAACGCTCTTGTAATTAGTCCGATTGGTTTAGTGAGTAGCATAAATGCACCTTTAAGTAAATTTAAAGCACCACCTAATAAACTAGCATTTTTAACAAAACCAAAAATAAACCTTCCAGCTTGTAGTAACGAAACGCCAAATACATTGCCTAGAATTGAGCTAATAAACATTATAGGTGCCATTAAAGCCCAAAATGCACCACCTAGAATAGTTAATATTCCAAAGAATCGTGCTACATTAGGGTGTGCTTCAAATAATGCGGCTGTAAATTCTACAATTTTCCCTATAACTTTAAGTAATGCGCTTGCTATTGGTGCCATTGCAGTACCAAACGCTACCAACACTCTAACTATATCTCCAATAAGTTTCATGATCACTGGGCCATTCTCTTGAACATATTGCACAAACTTCTTAAACCCTTCTGATTTACCAACCGTTTCAGACCATTCACGGAATTTAGCAGTCATTTTTTCTAGCCACTTGAATATATTGGTAGAGTTTTGCCCAAAGGCTTTAAGTAAGTTATTAATACCAGCAAATGTATTTTTAAAAATATTACCGATTATAGGTAGATTAGTCTTTGTGTACTCCATGAACTGTTTAATAGCGTTTTGACCTTTAGCACTGTTAACCCATTTATTAAAATCTTCGCCTATTCTACGTAGCCATTGTGATGACCATCGGAAAAGTGGCATCAATTGTGTAAACATACTTATCATACCTGCGCCAAATTGACCGCCTGCACGCAATAAATCTCCAAATATAGCTACACCAGTTGTACCCATTTCTTTAAAGAAACGTTTCGCAACTTGGCTTGTTTTAGCCCATTTAAGCACGCTAGCACTCGCCTTTTCCATTTGTAATGCAACGCCACTAAAAAATGGATTTAACCCTTGTAGAGCAACTTTAACGGCATTTAAGCCATTGGTCATTGTGTTGAAAATTTGAGCTTGATTTTGTTTAATAATAGATGCCCACGTATCCTTAACGCCTTCTAAAGCACGTTGATAAGCTCTAGTCTCATTAGTAGCTTGTAGCGTACCATTTTTGAGCATAGTTAATGCACTAATAGCCATAGCACCAAACCCAACAAAACCACCTGCCGCTATTGCTAAAGCTCCTGATAAAGCAACTGCACCACCAGTTACAACCCTTAACGCATTACCTACAGCCATAATAGCTGGCACTAATCCTGCAATTACAGGTATTAACGCTTGAAATGATGCTATAACCATACCTTTGATTTGTTGGCCGAACACAGTACCAAACGAACGGATGCGCCCAGCTAAATGGTCCATTTTGTCGCTAAATTCGCCTAAAGCTCGTCCACCGTTATGCCACGTATCGACTATTTTCGCTTTAAGTAAATCCCACTTGTTAACGTCTACGTCAATGTTTACAGTATGTTTTCTAATGCTTTTTAACAAAGTTTTAGTTGTAAGTATCGCTCGTTTAATCGGGCTAGTATCTGCGTCTATATCTACAGTGTGTTCACGCCATTTTTGAGCCATTGCTTTTGCTTTTGTTAATGCTCTTTGAAACTTGTTTGTGTTAGCGGTGATTTCTGTTTCGATTTCATTTGGCACAGCTGTTTTAGCTAACCTTTGAGCCTTACGTACACCACGTTCAAAGTTACTGATTATCGCATTAATACGCGCAACAAAGTTTGTATCCATATTACTCTCCTTTCTTTTTGAAGAATAACGCATCAGCCTCTTCAATTTGTCGTTGTCTTAATGACTTACGTTGTTCAATAATCTTATCTCTATCGTGTTTAATTTGTTGAACATTCTTGCCTAAATTCTCACGGGCTTTAGCAATCTGCTTAAGCATTGGTTTAACACCTTTTTTACTCTGTGCCATTGCATTAGCAGTTGCTTGATGCAAATTAAACTCTAGTTGATCTAACTCACGTTCTCTAGCACCCCTAATCCAATCTTGCCATTCTTTAGGGGTCATTAAATACAGCTCATCTGCGCTTATATAACCTAAATATTGGGCTGTTTTAATCCTGATTTCGCTGTAATTTAGTAAGGTTCTTTGCCCGTAAGAGTTGTGTATGTTGCTTTCATAAACGGAAGAGCGTTCTTCGCCTCTTCTTTGTCCTCTTCTTTGACTAACTTCGGCGCTTGATTCATTTGGAACCAGAACATCTTGAACTCTTCCTTGAAAAAACCCGATTCACCTAATACTTGAATAGCACCTTGTAACAAACCAATCGTACCGTCTTTTTCTTCGATAACTTTCAAAATAGCGTCTTGAATATCTTCTTTAGATGGACGTTGTTTAATGTGTGCTAGCGCGCAATCCCAAAACTCTACAATAGCGGTAGTCTTGCGGTTTAGAATTCCTTGCATAATATGGTGATAACCCGATGCTTTATTCCCGTCTGAATCTTCTTTAGCGTACTTTTCGGCATGAATATCAAACATAAAAGTACCTTTTGCTTTATAAGTAATATCGTTAATCTCTAATTCTGTAATTGGTTCAAACTTTTCCGCTTGGAATACATTTTGTTCGCTCATTAATGGATAACCTCACTTTTTAAATATAAAAAAATAGGGGCGATATGCCCCTTAACTTATAAGACTTCTGAATCAGACCCTTCAGCATTACTAGCTGTAAAAGTCTTACTAGTTGACTTACGTTCTTCCAAATCACCTGTGTATTCACCAGGTTTTTCGAATTCAACAGTTGTACCAGCAACAGATGCATCTAACCATGACGCAGGTAATTCTTCAAACACACCATCAGCAGTGTTAAATTTAACTTTAACTGTTACTTCGATTGTATCTTCTTCGTCATCAAACGAATTACCGTATTCTTCAACAACTGTGTAACCGAATGCAGCATGATACCCGTCTTGTCTTTTTTTCTTTTCAATTAGCCAAACTTTGATTTGTTTGCGTTCTTTAATAGCTTTCTTAAATTGGTCTTGTCCTTTATCTCCAGGAATACGACCAAATGTTAAATTAATTTCTTCTGCTACAGATTGATAAGAGTAATCAGTCTTGCCTGCTACAATTTTTTCTGATAGCTCTGAAGAAATTTTAGTTTCGCCCTCTTGCAAGTCCGATACTAATAAACCCATAACACCGAGCGTATTATTAGTAGGTTCACACACAGCAATATAACCTGTACTCATTAGCTACACTCCTTCTTGTAAAGTTTTATGACGCACTCTGTATAGCAATCTCAATACGCCATGTTTTGTAAACTGATCTATGTCAGTAAATACTTGAGAATTATCTTTTTTAATCCAATCTATTTCGTAATCTCTAAAATCTAAATGTTGTCTGCATGCGTAATTAAGGTACTTAAGCAACTCTCTAGCCTCTGCACCGTTCTCATATTGGCTGTAAACATGAAATGTAATGCCAATAGTTTCACGCATACCTGGTGAGCGTTCACTCTCTGTTACATTCGATTCACCCACCACAATATATGGGTAAGCGACATCTTTTTGAACGCAATCAAAAACCCTACTACCGACTAATCTGTCAGTGATAGGGTTCTGTACTAAATTATTTATAACTTTGTAATATAAGAGTGGTTCTGCCGTTACCCACATATTAACAACTCCTAGCTAAAATATCGTTTGAATACTCTTCTGCCTTCGTCGATAGCAGGTTCCCAAAATGGCTGTGGCATTTGTCCGTAGGTAGTGTGCCATTTACCGTTAGGATCTTTATAAGTCCATGGTATTTTGTGCGCTCTACTTCCTTTTGTGGCATAAATTCCCGTGCCATAGTTTACGTACAATGCATAGCTACTGCCTATTTTTACAACACCAGTAAATCCACCATTTTCAAAATCAACAGTCGTTGATTGTCTCAAGAATCCAGTATCAACTGGCATTAAGTGAATCACAGTGTTATAGATTTTAAGTGTTGTTTTAGCAACCCCTTTTTTAACCCAATCTTCCATTTCTTCACGATAATCTTCCAACTCAGCCACAAGTGATTCAGCACCGTATTTAACCTTTGCCATACGGTACCTCCTGCAAACGAGTAAGATTGACTTCGTGCATACCACCTTGGTCTACTGGATAACCTATAATTTGGTAGATTCTACCCTCGTATTTAAAGTAATCTTCTGTATTTATTGGTATGTCATACCGAGTATATAGGTTTCTGTCGAAAGATTTACCCATTTGATGGTACTTAAGCGTTTCAGAAGTTGTAGGCGTGTCCATAAATCCGTTGAACGTTGTAACTTCTTCATAATTTACGATTGGATTGGGATAACTATTTACTTTAGTCTTTTTAACCTTAGTAATTGTATGGGGGTATTCGTCGAATGGATCAAACATATTACCACCTCAACTGACGTAAGGGTTTCAAATGTTTATATGTGGCTTTAGGTAATTCTGTAACAAATGTATAAGACACCGTGCCCATCGACCTACTAGCAATATTGCTGTTAGTACCGTATTTAATACTTTCAGCAATAAATTTACGTACACCGAATGGATAAGGTGCCTCAAATTGTTTGTTACAGTATTCCTCTGCAATTCCTTTGTAAAAAAGGATTAAATCTACTAATGTGTCGTCATTTGATGCGTCATCAGTAGGCCAACTATTAAGTCGTTTCACGTCGATTGGTAACATTATTCAGCACCTTCTAACGCCTCGACAAGTTCAGCTTTTTTCATATCGGAACATCCCTCAATATTACGCTCTTTAGCCAACTCTTTTAACTCTGCTACTTTCATATCAGAATAGTCTGTTGGCTCTTCAACACGCTTTATTGCAACAATTCCGCGCCGGTTATTAATTGTGGATAATTCAGTTAATCGTTCTTCACTTACCTGCACCCCTTTACGCGGGAATGTATCGCCCACATTGTACGGGTGACCGTTATCTTGACTGTCAGTAAAGTATTCTTTAACGATATACGTCACTATTAATCACTCCTTATAGGCTGTGTTCGTCTTCAGAAGCTGATTTAGTGATTTTCACCACTTTAGCTTCGTCATAAAGATAAGCAACATAATGCTTATCAGAGAATAATGCAGTTGATTTGTGTGAAGCATGACGTTCAGTTTCTAAGAAAAAGTCACGCTTAGTAATAAGTTTCACTGCGCCTCTTTTAGCAAGAATAGCTTCGCCCTCTTTAATTTTATTGCTACGTACAATAATCGCTCCTAACGCCTCTCCAAAAGCACCTTTAACGATTACATCATCACCCAATAAAGTAGCACGTGTGAAGTTATCAGTAGCACTAGCACGTAATTTACCAGCATCTAAAGGATTTACAAATAAAACCATTGGTTCTAAATCTTCATCATTAAATTTATCAATTGCTGTTTGTAATCCAGCTAATTTAGTAATATCAGCCTCTACTGTTAGAGTAGCACCTTGAAGCGCTTCTAATACGTCATTATCTACTTTATTAGCGATTGCTAAACCGTGTTGACGTACTGCCTCGCCTTTAGGATCCCCGTAACCAGATAAAAGCGCCTCATCCGTTAATACAGTACCTTTACCAATCTTGCGAATAGTTGCCTGACGCTTTTTAGTTTCGATTAAATCGATTGGGATTTCTTCACCTTCAGGCACTACTTTTGCATCACCACTGTAAACAAATGCCGGGAATGTAATTGTGTTACCAGGTTGGCCTACTAACGTGTTATCGATGTCCGCGAATTGCGCGAATTTTAATTTTTTATCCAATTCTGCTTGCATCATTGGAGCCAATACTTCCGGATTGACCATATTGGCAAGTTTAGTCATATTTTCTAACGCCATGAATAATTACCTCACTTTATTGATTTAATAATTTGTCGTACGTTTCACGATGGTTGTAGAACAAGTCCTCACGTTGAGCGACTGTCATTTCGTCAAATTGCTCTTTTGTGATTCCTGTGTTAATTGCATCCCCATCGTTAGGAGTACGCCCTGTAGCTTTGTTATCAGCAAATAAATAAGGTTTAGACTCTTGCAGTGCTTTTACTGCATCTTCTAAACCTTTAACGTTGCCATCTTCTTGAAGTTCAAGATTACTTTTATCAAGCATCAACAGAACATCGTTAGCGTCGTTTGCATCTTTGGCAACCGCTAACTTGATAGCGTTATTAAGTTGTGATTCTTGGTACTTATTTTGCCAATCTGCATTAGCTTGTTTAACTTGTTCGAGTTCCTTTTGAATCTCGCTTTCATCTTTAGCAGATTGTTCTAATTTTGCAATTTGTTCATCACGATTGTTGATTTCTGCTTTTAAGTCTTTAATCTCGGCGTTCTTATCGTTTAAACGTGAACGTGGTACCATTCCAGATTGCGACTCGTCTATAGCGTCTAATACCTTTTGTTTATCAACCTCACCGTTTGCAAATTGCTCTAATAATGCATTTAAGTCCATATTTAACTACTCCTTTTACGTTTTTTACGTGTAACGACACGAAAGTATTATAAAAAGAGCAGTTTAACGACTTACTCTAGGTCGAGTGGTTAACGTTTACCACCAACGAGATAATTGGATCACCTTAACCTTTCCGTTTTGACTTCTCCCATTCACGATATGATACTGTAGGAATCACTTCTGTAGAACCATCGTCATTGCGTACACGCATTACACCTGGCAGTTCATCCTCATCGATGTAATACAGTAACTTACAGCGACAATTGATATTCTCTTTAGCACTGGCCACACCCACAAATAAATGTGGTGCTTGTCCTACGCAGCCACTAGATTTGAAGTTATCATCTATTTCTACTGACTTACCATCTAAATGACGATGTGTGTCACGTGTGCGCGCATCTTTAGTAGCTGACCAACGTTTCATCATCTTCATTCCATTGTTTTTAGCTACCATAGCACTGTCTAATCCTGCTTGTGACATCGCTCTGCCTGCCTCTGTACGCGCCACTCGCAACGATTGAGCCTTAGCTATACCCAAATCATCACGTAACGCTTTGGCTATCTTAGAATAGCCCTCGCCACTCATGATACCTTGCGTAATGTGTATGCGAATGCGTTTAAGGACCTCGTTGCGATGTTTCTGTAGGGTCGGAACTAAACGGATAAATTCAATAGGTTGTTCAATCGCTTTGTTAATCACAGACACAGTAGGTACATCGAATTCCATTGATGATTGACTAGCCATTTCATACAAATAAAGACTCATCATATACTTCTCGATGTAAGCATTATGTTGAGTCTCTTTTATAGCTTTAGCTACTTGGTTATAATCTTCGGTCAGCATTTGCCCTATACGTGCAAGTTCTTTATTCAAGCGATTGTACTTATTAAATTCCGTCCACGTAACGTGAGGGTCGTCTGATTGGTACTTTTCAAACATATCTGCTAACTCTTGATTGATTACTTTCAATCGCTTAGCGAATAACACTTCAAGTTCTTTTTCAGACTTTGCAATCAGTTGCTCAATGTGATTATCTATTTGCGTTTGATTCGTTATCTTCGGATTGTCCGCCATTCGCAGCACCTCCGTTTATATCAGGTAACTGCTGATTTAATTCAAGGTTATCTTGCTCAATACGTTCTAGCTCTGCCACAGGGTCATCAACCCATGGGTGGTTGGTAACAACAGTCTCTTTCGATAAGTACTGCGATTGTACACCAATCTGTGATTGTTCTAATTCATTGACCATAACATTGAAGTTAAATGTGATCTCGACATCTTGTACTTTTATATTAAGCTTGTAGAAGTCAATAATGTACTGCAGTAACTCTTGTAAAGCGGTTAAAGTTTTATTCTTAAGTTTGTTAGCCTTTAAATCTAAGTTGCTATACATAAATTTAAGTGCAATTCCCGACGGACTGTTACCGAATTTATCTTGTTGGAAGTCGACACCTTGCCCGAATTCAATAACATAATCACGTAACATACCTAAGTATTCTTTTGACGACTGCACCGGTACCTCGATTTGTATCGTATCTACACCGCTACCGTCACCGTCAACATTAATAGCTTTATAGTATTTCAGGTTACGCATAAACTCGTCTAAATCTTGACCCTCATAACCTTTTAAGATGTATATCAATTCCGTTGATTCATCAAAAGTGTTCTGTGTATCTGATAAACGTTTATCCATCGCATCGATGATTGTCTTATACATAAATAAGTCGCTCATCTCTTGAGGGTTATTCTTAAACGGAATAAAAGGAACACGTCCCCAACTCACACGCTTATTACCAACGTAATAGTGTGATTGAATGTGTTCCTCTCCATGATAATAGTCTGGAATAAGTATTCCGTCTTGATATTCATAATATGTGACGTCTGTATCCGTCCAATACTCGACACGTTCAGCACCATCTAATCTGTAATACCTAATAAACGCTTTTAACGTGTCACGCTCTTTATTTGTCCAAATAGGGATTGCTTGTTCCGCTGGTACTCTGAATGTCTTGAATTCTCCATTCTCATCAATGTATGGTTGCAACCACTCAACACCTTTATTACTAGCTGCAGTAAGTATATCCACTAACTTATCGTCCCACTTGTGATTTAACACTTCTTGGATTGTTTTGAGCGATTTATCGTCATCGCTAGAGAACGTCACTGGGTTAGCTACTGCATATGCTACTTTTTGGTCTACTAGATTCTGATGATAGTTGGTGTACATACGCCAGTCAGGCTTTAGAGGGTCAATTTCCCCTCTGTTATCCAACTTAGGTGCTAACCTTAACACATCAGGGTCATGGTTATAATACCTTTCGCCCACTGTAATATCTTCTATTTTAGGTTTATGATCATTGATTAAACGAATTATCATTTCTTCTTGCGTTTCATACTTAGGTTTAATTTGCTCAACAACACGTTCATGGTAGGGCTTTTCGTTCGGCCAAAATATAACAATCACCTTCTTTACGTTAAAATTGAAATCTTGTTCTGACGCATATCACGCTCTAGTGCATAGCGTGTAGCGTCAATAGTATGGTTATCTTTATCTTCTAATTTAGGTTTAACGTTACCATCTTTATCCGTTTCAAAGTCTATATTCTCAAATTCACGTGCGATATTAGGGGTGCGATTAGGGTCAATCACAATAGCATCTAAATCATTCAACCATTGCTCCCCATATTCAACTGAATCAGGTCCCTTTTTAACCCCTTTAATACGTTTAATACCGTGTTCTTTTCGCAACTCATCAATCGACTTAGGTTCGGCGCTATCTGCGTATATATCATCACTCTGATAACCTTTTGACCATAACCACTTACCAAACTGCCTATTACTAATTTGAACGCCATAATACTCATCTACGGCGTATATAATACGTTTCTTTTTATCGTAATGCCAACGTACAAAGGCTAAAGGGTCAGTAGCATATCCGAAGTCAACAGCGTTACGTATGTTATCAAACGACTTAAACAACTCATCAGGTATCTTCTCAATCTGTAAGTTATTGAATGGTACAACACCGCTACCGATAGCCTCTCCTAAATACTCCCAACGATAACGCAACTCATTACGTTCTTTCGCAGCCTCCGCCTCATCGATAAACTGTTTAGCGATAAACGGATTATCTAAGTATGTAGAGTGATGTACGAATGTGTTATCAGGTTGAAACGAGCTTTCGTACTTTTTGTTAACCCACGATTGCTTACGTTTAGGCGGGTTGTAACTGAAGAAGAATTTATAAAACAATCCCTCGTCTAACTCTCCGCGTAACATTGAGTTAGTAATCGTTGTTACTTCATCTTCGGTTTTAAACTCCGCTAATTCCTCAATCCACATAATAGAAAAAGGGAATCGACTATCTTTTAACGATTTTAATCGCTCTGGATTCTGCGCTCCTCTGAAGATAATTCGGTTCCCTCTTGGTATATATGTGATTTCCATTGGCGACACTTTCACTTTAAATAATTGTGACACCTTTTGTTGTTCTATTGCCCATTTTATTTGTTCAAACACAGATGTTGCTAAAGTGTTGTCTGTTTTACGTACAACTACTGCATTCATCGGATAACGCATGATTAATTGGGTGATGATAATTGATATATCAGACGACTTACCACTACCACGGCCACCTTTACCAACCACATTAAGTATGTTCGGGTTTTTCGTAGCACGCCATAAATCACGAAAGTGTTCAGGTATCAGTTCAGATAAATTAATCGATGTCGTCATTGAATGTCACCGCACCTTGCATTGAAATTTCTTGCTTTTCAACAGGATTGTATCCAGTTCGATCTAAAATATCTTTCGACGCTTGGAATCTTACAAGCTCACTCTTAGCGTCTAATAAATTAATCATGGTTTGCAGAGCTTTAGGTACTTGTTTTTGTAAATGTTCCGCTTGATAACCTTTGAAACCTTCTCTAAATTTATCGTTAGCCTTCCACCTAGATATAGTCGCACGATTAACATCAATTTGTTCTGCAATATCCATGTCCTTAGCGCCAGTATCTGTCTTAATCTGAATATAGGCTTGTTGTTTTTTGGTTAATTCTAAATACGCTCCAAATGTTGCGTTATTTTGCATATTAGTCATCTCATATATCACCAACTCTCACGCTAATCGCATATATAAATTAAAAAAGAGTACTTGTAAGAGTACTCTACGTAAATAATTACTGTTATCTTTTAAAATAATTTCGAGGATTAAAATCACTCTTTTTAATAATCACTTTAAACGTTAAATGTTCATTGTCTTCTTGAATTTCATCTACAGTCAAAGCTCCGTTATCTATAGCAAGTTTTTTCAAATCGATTACACC